GAGGTAGTATTAATTTGAGGGGGATTTGGATTTACTTTACCAATTCTCAATTTACCAACATGAGGCATAGGATCTACATCACTGCCAGCAGCACCACCTTTTGTTCTAACTTCAAACTGCAGGTGAATTCCCGTTCCTCTTCCAGTATTACCGATTTCACCAATAATCTGTCCAGTATATTTTTCACCTCTACTTACATCAAAATTTGCCAAGTGAGCAAAGACGAAATCTAAAGCACCAGAATTGATGATAACTGTTTTACCATACCCAGACAAATTACCAACAAATACAACGGTTCCTGAGGTATCAAAAGCGACATGGAATCCTTTCTGACCAGAGGTGCCAATATCAATTCCCGCATGATGCCTACCATGGAACTGGGAGAATCCATATTTTGTGGTCATACCAACTGGACCACTACCAACGTTAGGTTCCATCAAGTTTGCTGTTGGAACCATGTTAATCAATTGACCCGAAACGTTAGCCGATGGAGTAATCGGATTACCTTGCGAATCTAATGGATAGGTAGTAGTGTTGGTCGTTGGTTCTGCGGGTTTCTCTTGACCAAAAAGATTTATGGCACTTAATTCACTAACATCAAATCCAGCTCTTTCTAAAAGACCCTCACCATCTTCAAGGAGCATGTTAAGTCCTTGCTCCGTGCTCAGCAACATTCTTTGGAATGAAGTATTCATTTTACCTAAAGAATCATTGATTGCTGTTTGAAATGCTGTAAAATTTAAATTTACAATACTATTGAATATCTGACCTATTCCTGAACTAAAGTCAGTGAATAATTGTATGCTACTATTAAAGAATCCACTTATAACTCCAAAGTATTTTTGAAGTCTTTTGGACAATCCGTCTGCCAAATTTATAATTCTTGGAAGATTGACAACTGCCCAACCAATTAAAATATTACCAAGATAATCCATGATTCTTCCAAAGAATCCTTTAGTGCTCTTCAAAGCACCTTGTGAAGTTCTTCTGAATACTCCCGTAGAAGTTGATGCTTCCACAAGATCTTCTCTTTCTTTTCTTCTAACAGATTCTCTTCTCATCTGGAAGAACTTTGAACTGTCAGTGATTGATCTTCTTTTTATTAAATTACTTCGTTTTAAAGATTTGGAAATACTATCTGCAGATTTTCTTGTAGAAAAAACAGATTCATTAAGTTTTGATAGGGAATCTCTTATTCCAGATAAACTTCTTCCCGATTGATATGCGAATGCCATCAGAGACCAACCCCTCCGATATTATATTGAATGAGGGAATTTAACATGTACGGGTTATCCATATTCCCACTTGGAACATTAATAAGACTATTTGCAGTTCCAGATCCTCCAGAACTTGGAACTTCCTGTGGTTGACTTCCTCCACCACCAGTATTATTAATTACAACAGTATTCGCTTTACTTTGCTCTTGTTGTAGTTGAGTTTCACTTTTTGTCAGTCTATTAAACAGAGTGGGTAAATCAGGAATACCCAAATCAGTAAGAGTAGTATCTCCACCAGGTATATTAATACCTGCTCTTTGGAACATACCTGGCACGAGCAAACTACCGCCAATTGCAAGTGCTGTGAGTGGAAGTCCACCTAGACCTATAGCACCTCCAAGTGCTAATGTGCCACCAAATCCTAATCCACCAGTGACCGCATCTTGAACGTTGCCACCCATCAGCATATTGAAAACTGCAGCACTTCCTGTACCACGAACCAAATTTTTGAAAATTCCTTTAAGACCTGCCCCAATACCAGTAGAGGGTTTTGTTTGTTGTTGCTGCTGTTGCTGTTGCTGTTGTTGTCCTTTTGGTGGTTGTTGACCAGCAGGAGGTGCAGTAGTCGGCGGCAAATTCCTTATTTGATTTGCTATGCCAGCTAAGACTCCACCTGCTATACTAAATGCAAGTCTTATTGGTCTTAGTAATAAATTATTTACTGCAAATCCACTTAATCGGGCGGTAAGTGATCCTAAAGTCCTTAATAATAAAACGAAACCACCATTTACACCTACAAATATTGCAGTTACAATCGCAAGGTCTTTCTTAATTCTATCAAATAAGTTACCAAGACTTAATTTTCCTTCACCAGATAAATCAGTAACAACTCTCAGAATGCGATTGCCTAGAGTTCCAAGTAGTAATATGTTAAAAAATCTACCTAAATTGAATAAAGATTTTTGAGCGGCACCACCAACTTTCTGCAGTGGTTTAGTGAGTGCAGTCTGTATCTTTCTCTCTAACAGTCCTTCCTTTCCCTCTCTTAATCTCTGCTCCGCTAATATTCTTTGCTGCTTATTTTCTTCTGCCTGTTTTGCCGCCTCAAGCGCACTTGACTGTTGGATTTGAGTTGATATTGTTCTTAAAGAATTACTCAGAACAGCAATCTGACCTGTAACCCCACCAATACTTCTATTAACATTATCTAATGCTATTTGATTTCTTCTTAACGCTAATGCAGTCTGAGGATCAGGACCTGGTGCCTGTTGTGCTGGACGCCCCATTATAGCGTTAGCAGGAATTACATTCCTCCTAACTTGCATTCCCAGTATTGGCGATGATAACTCAGCCATTTAGTCCAGATTGTTGTGCTTTGAGATTTTCTTCTTCAATATATTGTTGTAAGAATGTGAGATAGACTTCTCTCTCCCACGGTATCATGTTTTCAATCTCTGTTAATGAGTATTTATGATGCTGAATCAAGGCAAAATTTGTTTTGAAGTATGACTCAAGGTCTTCATGAGCCATACTCACGCGAAAAAAGCGTTTAGTCCCTCCAAAAGGATTTCGTTATCAACGCCAGTATTAGGATTTTTCACCTTGACTGTATGGGACAACTTGGGCATCGTTTCAAAAAACTTTTCAATCTCTTTGAATTGCTTAGAACTTAACTGCTCAAGAAACTCAGACATTTCTTTTTTGGTGCAGTCAGATGCAGACCAGGATTCTTCCTCATTAAAGACCTGCTCAACGCATGAGGCAATCAGATCAAAAGTCCCCTCAACAGTGATTTCCTCTCCACTGAAATTAGTTTTAACAAACTCACCCATGGATGGATATTTCATTCTAAGAGTTAGTTCATCATCAAGAACAATATCTTTCTTGTGATTTTTATCAGTATGAACTTTAATATCATCAAGAGAAATGACAGTTGGGACTTGCGTCTCACCATCATCAGGACAGGTCACGAGAACTTCAACATCTTCTCCAACCGACTTACCTCTGATGTTGAGGAAGACGTATTCGATATCAAAGGTCGCAAAGTCATCAACCTTGACACCACGAGTGATGATACAGTTTTTGATAACATCTTTAACTGCCGTGGCAATCTGAGTTTCATCCTCACTTTCCATGGCAACAATAAGAACCTTCTCTTCACGAACTAGGAAGGGTCTGTACTTAATCTTCTTTCCAGACGAAGGCAATACCAACTCATATGTTGGAGTAGAAATCTTTGGTAAAGGCATGATATGTCATTCAGTATTTTTATTTATTAGACATTAATGAAAGTAGAACCGTCTAAGTTTGTCTGAGTTCCTTTAATAATATCAGATGCTTCACGCCTAGTACCAGCACCTCTCAATCCCTCTCTGGTAGTTCCTGCTATAGGAGTGGTTGCATCTCTTTCAAGAGCTGCCTCCAATTGTGCTTGATCTGCATTCTGAGGAGCAAGTTGTGGAAGTCTATTACCTTCCCTACCTCTTGCTACGGAGAAACTATCATATTTGCCCATGAGATACCTATCAAAACTGAATGTAGCAGTTGCCTTCAAAACTTGAGACTGTTCATACTTAACTGGAGTTGAAGTAAGATCAAGAGGAAACAACCCAATAAATTTATATTCTAACTCTTCATTATAATCTCTGTCAAATTTAATAATTTTTGTCTCATCACATTTGTAAGTATCAGGATACTCCATTCTAAAATAATAATCTTTATTAGATTGACGATTATCTCTTGATGTTGCTCCATTAGCAATGAACTCCATCCAGTGCTCAAGGAACTTCAAAGTTTTATATTCATTATCTACATAGAATTCAAGTTGAATCTGGGTGAATAATCTTGTATGTGCCATCTTTTCAGAGACACCTACATGATTGCCAATTATATCTGCTGTGGCAAGTCTACTTCCAGGAAGAAGTGCGCTACTACAGAGTAATCCTGAAGTCTCTGTAATAAATCTACTGTCAAGACCTCTCACTCTGAGATGTTGTCTCAACATAAGAGGTAAACCAGCAAAGAATACCTGATAGTGAGAAGTCTGTGCGAGATTGGTGAAGGTTGGTTTGAAGTCTGATATTCTGCGAGGTCTTACCACTCTAAATACCTAATATGA